AATGGTTCCGAAAGTATCTCAAGATGCCCTGTGTAGTATGGACAGGAGAGGTGCCGAAATGGGACACAATGTAATGTTGATTGTGGCACTGGCCAAGGTATTCATTGACGGCTGGCTAGCGGCGGGCGCACTGGTGATAGGAGAGCCTAAGCCTGCTGCGCTGTTCGTGGGGTATGCCATAGCGGACGCTGCTGCTGCAGCGATGCTGTGAGCGGCGTCAATGTCCTGTTTCTCGGCGGACCCAAGGACGGGCAGAGGGAGCGTATGCACTCAGCTCCTGAGTGGTATTACGTCGAGCGGCTGCAGAAGATAAGCACCGTCAAACAGGAGCTGGCGACGGCGCCGATTAGCAGTGACAGAGTCGTCTACATAAAAGTCAACCTGTCCGGATACGTTGTCTATTTCGCACATGAGGATCTCGACTTTGACAAGCATCCGGTGACGGAGTCTGTCCGATTGCTGATCGAGAATTACAGGGCGATTGCATGAACGCAAAGCAAGCTAAGCGACTCCGTCGCAATACGCAGAAGGCTATAGATCAGGTTCTGAACGACGGTGTACGAAGTTCTATAGACAGCGATACTAGTATTAGGAAGCGCAGTTATGACCGGCTCTTAGTGCCTAGCGGTAGGTACAACACTACGGTTACTGACGCGGATGGCGCTGCCAAGACTCATGAGGATCACGCAATACAGATCCGACTGACGACGGGCAGCCCTAGACAAGTCTATAGACAGGTGAAGCATCGTGTTCAAGCCAATCGGAATCAGAAACGAGGCAGGGTTCTATCCAGCGTTCAGCTATGACCCTCGGAAGCTGAAGGAGCTCTGGAGCACACCGGAGCAGAGGGCGTACAACGCGAGCACCGTGACGTGCCCGTGTTGTAAGGGTTATGGATACAAGATCCACCGAAAAGGGCGGGAAGTCGTTCGAGACAGGGTCGGGTGCCCTGTTTGCCTTGGAACTGGAAAGATTAGTAAAGACTCGGAGGGAGTTAATGGGAAAAGTGTTGCGACCTGAGTTGCTGAACTCGTCGGATACGGGGATCGCAGATGGCCGCGTATTCGAGAAGGTTACCGCGGAAACTGGCAAGAAGTTTGACGCCGGTAAGGCACCAGTAGCACAGGGATTCGATGCATACTTCCCGAAAGCGAAGGCGGCTGTTGCGAACGTTAGCAAGTTCGGCAAGGAAAAGTACAGTGTCGAATATGCCGACAAGAATTGGATGCGCGTTGAAGGAGGGGCCGGACGCTACGAAGATGCATTAGGGCGGCACTCAGACGCACACGTTAGCGGGGAACTGTATGCGGACGATAGCAAGCTATTACATGCTGCTCATCGCGCATGGAATGCAATGGCTACCCTAGAGCTACTGTTGCGATCCGGCGTTAAGGAGCACCTGGAGTGAGGCGGCACCTTATCATACCTGACACACAGATAAAGCCAGGAGTACCGTTAGAGCACATTGTGTGGGCTGGACAGGCCATTGTTGATTACATGCCCGATGTTGTTGTTGTTATCGGAGACTGGTGGGACATGCCTAGCCTGTCTGGATACATCAAGCCAGGAAGCCTGGAGAGCGAAGGGCTTAGGATCAAAGACGATGTGTCAGTAGGAAACTACGCGTTTGAAGTCCTGACAGAGCCTATGGTACAGGAGCAGCAGAGGAGGCTGCGACGAAAGATCAAGCAATGGAATCCGCAGAAGCACTACTTCCGCGGAAATCATGAGCAGCGGATCGAGAGAGCACTAGCGGAGAATCCCAAGCTGGAGGGAATCATCAGCTACGACATGCTTAACACGCGCGACTTTGTTGTGCATGACTTTCTAGAGATCGCGGAGATAGACGGCATTGCTTACTCTCACTATTTCGCTAACACACACAGCGGTCGACCGATCGGGGGCTCAATTGACAACCGACTTAATCGAATCGGTAAGTCGTTTGTGCAAGGACACGAGCAGGGATTGCTCTATGGTATTAGACAGTACCCAGGAGCACTTACCCGGCATGGGCTTGTCGCGGGTAGTTTCTATCTCCATGAAGAAAGATACAGAGGTGCTCAAGGTAACGACGAGTGGCGCGGAATCGTCGTCCTAAACGAAGTCAACTGCGGCAAGTACGATGTTATGCCGCTGTCTATGGATTACCTGAGAAGGAAATATGGCTAAGAATTACCTACAAGACAACGGAGCCGAAAAGTGGCTGAGCAAGTCGTAGAGCCAGACATTCAACTGATGGTTGAAATTAGACAGAGTGTTCTGTCTAAGCAATTGGACAAGCAAGCGGTGGCTCGTGCCCTGGAGTTCATGCTCGAGTGGAACAAAGCCCGCCCAGCACCGGAGACCTGAGAGTGGAGGGAATCGAAGAGAGCCAGGTAAACGACCGCTCCATAATGGAGGCTACTGTCATCGAGAGACAGGACCATTCTGGACGCATGCGTTTCAAGACGACATTGCCGAGCGGGAGGGACCTGCGGAGCGAGTGGATACAGGAGAGTGACAGGACAAAGGCGGAAATCCTGTGGGCAGAGGCAGTGAGGGGGCAGATCGTAGCCGACAGCCAAGAGGCAGCGTTACGAGCGAGACGGCAGCTCAAGGAAGTCAGAGAGAAGGCTGCCCGTTCTGCGGCGCCCGTGCTGTTGGGACCGGATGGACAGCCAGCAGTGAGTTCCGGATTGTCTACGCGCAAGCCGCCGTTACCATCTCAGACTCCTGCGATGTTGGTAACACAGCCTACGGTCTCAGCTCCAGCTGACCCAGCGGCCTACGTCCGCACACAGCATGCAGCTGCCAGGAAGCGGCTAGACGAGCTGAAAGCAGAACGCGAGCGAATCAATTTCGAGTACGTAGCAGCCCAAAAGGCTGAGACACAATGGTTCGGATTATTGCAAGCAATGGGAGTAAATACACTTGAGGAGACGATTGGTAGCGGCTCTGTCAGTGCTGGCGCTGGCAGTGGGGACGTTGGTAGTGTTTCATCAGACGGAGACGATGACAGCCCCGACAGCATCTCATAAGCCGCCATTCGGCTACCTGGGCGTGCTGATCGCCTACAACAACGGAGCTCCAGTAGGGGCTCAGGTTGCCGGACACGCGGACACTCTGCAGGAGTGCCTCAAGAATGGTCAGGAGGTTGTCGGTAAGCTGCTCCAGGAAGCTCCGTCTAGCGTGACTGGCGCTATGGCCTGTGTGCCAATCCCGGCAGCTCCCGCACATACCACGGTAGACCGTCCTACCAAACCTACCCCTGAGCAGAAGGAGACAACGCTTTAAGCACAGGTCACCGTTCTAAAGCCGAAATAAAAAAGCCCCGCACTAAGGCGGGGCAATCGGGAGAAGACCTGTAAGGGCTGGTAGGGGAGACTCTACTGGCCCTTTTTATTTTGGGCCGAGATGCTTGAGCATCCTCTCAATTATGGCGCGTCCAACAGGGTCAGTGAACATCCGCATAATCGCTTGTGACATGTATTCTATGTAAGCTTCGTTATCGTTGATCTTGTCATACCCGCCTTCGTACGATACCGCGTGCATCCATTCATGCCAGAAAGCAGAACTCCACTGCCCATGATCCTGCAGCTCCTTGCTGACGCTGATTGTCTTTTTGCCGAACTTCGTTAGGCCGAGCGACTTGATATCGGCTCTCGGCTTTAGACGGTAGTAGGTGTATGCGACAGGAACACGGATAAGTTCATTGTTCATTCTTGCTCAGCTTCGTCTTTACCCATTCGGCCAGACGGATCACGTACCAGATAGCCGACAACAGAGCAGCTACCCTGGGCATCCAGTTGAGGATAGTTGCGACAGCGGCGAATGCAGCGCCCGCGTCTACTGTGTGCTTGTCCATCTCAACTCTTAAAGGCTTTGATAGCCTGCACAGCATGGGGAGCGATCTTCTCTATGGACCTGCCGCCGACATATCCGCCGAGACATATCTTGACGAGACTGAATAGATCATCAATAGAAGCCGGAGTGAGATTAGGAGCCGTGTAGCCAAACCAGTACGATCCGACGAGTCCAGTGAGAAACAGCGCAACGATGGGCCGCCAGTTGCGTTGTAACCAGCTCTCACCTTTAGCTTCCGCCTGAATGTTAGCCATAGCGGCCAACTGGAGCTGCAGTTCATCCTCGACAGCCTTGGCTTCGTCAGATTCTCTCATCTGCTCTAATTGAGCCTTAGCCGCATCTTGCGCAGCCTTGTCCGGAATCACCTTGTTGATGATATCGGTAATAGGCTTCACAATCATGTCCCAAATCATCGCGGATACTCTCCCGTAGTCAGTGCATCTATTAATTCATCGAATCGTTTCGGCTCTTGTTTGTATGCCAAGGAGTCTTTCAGCTCCTGGCTGGCCGTTGGGTAGTCTTTGGCGGCTAGGGCCGCTAGGAACTTGTGGAACTGTTTGAGCTTGTTACCCAGATTGAACGCGAGCTCCACGAACACATTCTGTCTAGGGCTGTCTAAAGTGACGTAAAAGGCATAACTGCTAGCTATTCCCTCTGCGGCATCAATGTCTCGAGTGAGGTAGCTGTCGCACTGATCGCAGTCAGCAGAGGGTGGCCACGGTGCAGGAAGTAGATGGCCGTAGCAGATTGTCCAGAAGCCGAGGGAGTCCTTGTAGGGCTTAAACCTAAGTCCTTCCTTTTGCTTTAGGCGCATGGTAAGGCGCGATCTGTCCATTTACTGCGCCTGCTGTGCGGACTGAGAGCCTGCAGCGAGTATTCCAGGAGCAGCCTGTCCAGCGGCACCAGCTGCGGTCTGCATTCCGGTCTTAGCAGCTACCTGAGCTGCTGCCCATCTCTGGAGCCACTGCCGCCCCGAGGGGCTATAGGCTAGAGCCTTTGCAGCCTGTTGGCTGAATCCCGCAGCTGCCGCAGCTCCAGCAAGCTCCGCTGCCGTGTCTATGTGACCTGTAGCAAGAGCTACAACAGCAGCGCCAGCAGAGCCAAACGCAGCCATACCACCGAGCCTCTGTGGCGTACCGGAGTTAGCTGTATTCTTGCTGAGTATCGCTTTTCCGGCCTGAGCCAGCTGCATCAACTCCGGGTTAGATCCCTGGCCGTAGACAGACTGGCTAGCACCCTTGGCGGTATCCATCGCGTTGTAGAGCAGTGCAGGGGACACCTGATTGCCGTCCGTGATACTCTTTTCAATCGCCTTCATGGCTGCATATCGCTGATTCGTGCGAGCCAACAGCGCAGCATCCCCAGGCCGAGCCTGTCTCTGCATAGCGCCGGTCAGAGCCTCACGGAGCTGCGTGACGAACGGAGCTTTACCCCCATCCTTAGCAACACTGTCTAGAGCAGACTGGAATTGCTTGTAGCCTTCACCTGACAGCGTTCCGCCGTTCTCTTCCATCATGGTCTCCAGGTCATCGATCTGGTTATGGATGACTTGGGCGTTCTCCGGAGTGAGAGACCGGCCAGCCGCGTAGCGGATCTGGCTAATGGTCTGATTCAGCGGTGGGTCGTAGGTGACGCCGTTGCGATCTGCAATAGCGTTGTACGTATCCTTGAGAGCCCGCTTGCCAGCGAGCATCACAGACGGGGTAGCTTCCCGGCTGTCGGATATACCCATCTTCCGTAGGGCTGCAGCTGTAAAATCCGCTGCTTGGGCGTCGGAAAACGCCCGAGCGTCGCCGAAAGCCCCGTCGTTAGCTACGTTCTTGGCGGTAGTAGCCAATTTGCTATTGAGAGCCTGGGCATTGTCCAGCCGTACCCCTTCCTTAGCGAGCGTAGCTAGCTGCTGGACACGGGTAACCGGGGCTGCTGTAGCGGCCTGCATAGCCTCTGTAGCGGCCGTTCCGCCAGGGAGGTTCGGCGATACCAGTCCGGAGCCAATAGCCTCAGCTACACCACCAGCGGAAGCCAGCGGGGGAGCCTTGCCCAATGCAGGCTCTAGCCGCTGCTCTAGATCCTGCGTCGGGAGGGTAGGGAAGGGAGCGCGCTTGCCCAGGGCACTGGCCCCGGCATTCACGAGAGCTGCCGTACCGTCAGCGAAGATGCCAGGGATAGCCGTAGCCCCCTTGACGAGCATCCTCCCGCCTGACTGGAGCATCTCCTTCCCGAACTGCCCGGCCTTGTCTAACGTAGACGAGTTGTCTACCGGAGCCGGCTGCTGCTTCAGTTGCTGCTGCAGGATGGCCCACGCTTGCTCTTGCGTAGCTCCGTCCGGTCCGTTGACCGTGTATTGCTTACCGTCTGGAGATGAGAACGTGAAGGTAGGCATTAGTGGATCGCCACTGACCAGCCTGCAGGCAGACCACCCTGACCCTGTGTTTGAGAGGGGGGGAGAGTCGGGGCAGCCTGCCCTTGGGTAGCCGTAAATCTAGAGTCGTCATCGTCCAGAGCCTTAAATCCAAGCTTCTCTTGGATCTTCAGGATCGCTCCGAACTTGTCAGGATGAGCGAGTGCCTCGACAGCCGTAGAGGATGCCTTCCTGACGACGTTTAGCTCGTTGGTGGCGAGCTGCTGGACAGCAGCCTTTACCGCCGCTGGCCCGTCAGCCTTCCGGAGCAGTGCCCATGCTTCCTCTCGTGCGCTGTCCGTGCTAGTACCCGTACCGCCAGAGATGACACGCGCATACGTGTTGATGAAGGACTGAATAGCTCCAGCGTATGCCTTCTCACCTGGATCAGACATAGCCGTCTTGCCAGCTGCGATGATCGAGTTAATACCAGTCCAGCTAGTGCGGGTCACTCCGCCTAGTGTCTGCAACACCTGTGCTCCCATTCCCTGCAATTCGTTCTGCAGAATGTCAATGTTGCCGGCTCTACGTCCGACAGTTGAAGCGTCCGAATTGAGGAACCGGAGCTGCGAGCGAGCAGCAGCCATGTCCGTAGGCGTAATGCCAACGGCAGCGAGCCTATTCAGCACCGCAGAACGCACAGACGGCGGCTGTCTCGCCATCGCTGTAGGATCAATCGAGTAGCTACCCGCCAGAAGGTTGAGACCCTCCGGAGTAAGCGCGTTAGTGTCTACTTGGGCCTTGACCAGTGCCTGCTGCACTCGCATGGAAGCAACATCTGTCTTCGCAAACAGCTGTGCCGCCTGACTAGAAGACATGATCTGAGCGCCAGTCTTGCTAGCCTGCTTTAGCTGCTCTACGTCATCCGGATTAGACACGTCGAAAGCTTTGGCGCTGAAGCCAAACTCGCTCTTAGGATCTTGCGTAACCGCATACGCCAGGTTGCCGGTAGCTTTGGCCTGGTTCTCCGCTGCGATCTTGCCAGGCTGCTCCTCATCAAACGTAGTCTGCTCTCGCTGATCGTTGGCGATCAGCCGAGACTGCTCAAACTTCATGTTGCCGAGCTGCAGGAGCTTCGTATTCAGCTGGGCAGAGGCTTCCGGATTCACAGAGGCTAGAGCGTCTCGCTGAGCGCGAGTCTGTCTAATCGAGAAATCTAGATCACTCTCCCCATCTTGTGGAGTGAGCTGTGCTCCCTTCAAGGCTTGCTGAGTAGCCTGTGCCTGCTCGACTTGCGGAGACGGGAACAGATTGGCGATTCCCTGAGAGGCAGCCATGGTATTGGCTCTCTCTCGAGACGATCCACCGATGGTGTTAACCTGATCCATTACCTGTTTCTGCTGCAGCATTTGTGCAGTAGCAGGATCAAACAAAGACATATCGGGCATTACAGCCTCGCTCCTGCCCTGCGTGACCCTTCACCAGCCAGAACGGGCTTAGGCGTAGGAGCCGCTTTGATCGCACTACCTTGATAGATGTTTTCAAACGGAGAGTCTCCCCCTACAGCTTTCCAATTCTGCGCGGCTGTGCCGTTCATATATTGCCTGGTCATGTCCTGCAGCAGCCCCTGAGTAGTCGCCTTGTATGCGTCTCCAACATTAGACCAGCCCTTGCCCATGCTGTTTACCCATGGAGCGATGACTTGGTTGTAGACCTGATCCGGAGGAGTGCTCGCGGAGATCTTGCCGCTGCTTATGGCGTTGTTGATTTGGCTAGCGAAATCCTGCGTGAACTTCTGCTCACCCATACGCCCGTATTGGGCATACATCGGCAGAGTAGAATCACGCCTGTCGAACAGGCCAGCCAGTTGCACATACGGGTTCTGAACGTTCGCGGCGACCTGCGAGGTATTGCCGTTAGACGAGGTGGCGTCTATCAACCCCTGTACGCCAGTTGTCTCCGGATCTTTCGCACCAGGACCGAAGGCCGAGGATAGAGCTCCGACAGCTCCGCCGATCACTCCGCCTATCACGGTGCCGATACCAGGAACGATGGATCCGATCGCAGCGCCCGCCTCAGCACCGTTCAGAGCGTCACTGCCTGTCTTACCTGACTCGTAGTTAGACGCAAAGTTGTAGAGAGCTAGCGGAGCTGCGACGTATCCGGCAGCAGTCCCTACGGTACCAGAGTACGAACCAAAGGCTCCCATCTTACTGCCGAGCTGTGCCGCGTTGACGGCCGCCGACGTATCTCCCTTGACTCCGCCTTGCTGCAGCCCTGTGTAGATACCGAGGGCGTTCATTCCGGCACCCGCAGCAGACCCAACAACCTTAGAGTCACTACCGAATAGACCGGCCTGAGATCCCAGCTTAGCGGCCCCCAAGCCAGCTCCGGTATAACCAGTCGCCGTTCCGGACTGCAGCCCGTTGTATACCCCCAAGCCGGTGCCGATTGAGCTCAACCCGAGAGTATTAGGGGATGAGCCTGTAACCGGAGAGGAGCTGTCCGGGGCGGTCGCCTGATAGGCATCAACGGCTGGTGTGGTGCTAGTGCTTTGGAAGTTGCTAGCCGTTGGTTCGGCGGCTTGCCCGCCAGCGCCGCTAAAACCGTCCCCGGCGTTGTACTGGTCTAACAGCGACTGATCGAAGCTATTCCCAAACAGGCTGCCACTGCTAAAGTCCGTGTTCATCAGGTTTGAGTCACCGTTACTCATAAACCCGTTGCTGCCGAACGTACCATAGCTGCCCAGGATGCTGCTGTCATTCCCCAAGTTGAGATTGGTAAAGTCGTTACCGTTCAGGCTGCCCGAGCTGTTTAGATCATTGAGGAACCCATTGATCTGCTGCTGATTGGCCGCTGTGTTACCAGAACCGCCGCCACCGATAAGCTTAGACAGGAGTCCACCGATCCCGCCGGCCCCAGCAGAACCGTTGCTGCCGTTCGTGCCACTCCCAAGTAGACCGGAGAGCAATCCGCCCAAGCCGTTATTGCCCATCAGGGAGCTCCCGGCAGAGCTCAGCCCGTTTGCCAGGATGTTGCTACCGTTCTGTGTGCCCGCTAGAGAGGTTGCAACAGAGGCGTAGGGGAACAGCGATTGGTTTCGCGCAGTAGCCTGGCCCATGCCAGTTTGCAGCGCAGCATTGTAGTTGTTCAGCCCCAATGTGTTGAGCGCACCAGCTCCCTGGATCGCCTGGAGGCTGTTGTTCAGCTGCGCGGTGTTGAGCCCTGAGATCAGCTGGTTGGTGTTGCCGAAGTTGTTCAGGGCGTTAGACAGGATACCGTTAGCGCTGTTCGTCAACGTCCCATAGTTGGACGCTGCGGAGTTCTGCTGCTGTAGAGCTCCCTGGAAAGCGTTCAGCTGGTTCGATGAGTCAGCCTGAGCTACCCCGCGCCCGAAGTTCTGCGCCGCAAGTGCGCCAGAAGCAGCCCCGGTGCTGTCGGCTACGCCATTCCCAAACAGGGTATTCTGGAGACCATATGCTGCCTGCTGCACTCCAGGTGCCGATTGAGCCCTATAAGCGCCGAGCAGGTTGTTGTAATTGGTGTTGAAATCACCAAGGTTGCCGAGCTGGGTATAGGCCGCACCCATGCCGATGTTGTAGTTGTTATAGGCGCCGGTCAACGCATTGGTAGCCTGCCCTAGGGTACCGTTGGCGTTGTTGGTGAGCTCAGCGAGAAGGTTGGGGTTGTAGAGGCTAGAGCCGCTGCCAGCTGTTCCGGCTAGACTGCTGAAGGCCGGATCTAGCGCACCAAGCCCTATGGAGCCGGTTCCATTGGTCCCGTAGCCCGAGGACATGCCACCAGGACCGCCCAGGCTGTAGCCGTTGAGGTTGGTAGGGCCAATGGTGTTGAGGGCACTCTTTAGCCCGTTGTATGCCTGCTGCTGGTTAGAGGCAGCCAGTCCAGTACCGCCAGCGGACAGAAGCCCGCCGAGCAAACTAGACAGATTCAGGCCAGAAGCAGCCTGCTGCTGAGTAGGGTCCACTAAGGAAAATGCCTCGAGAAAGGCGCAGGCTGGAGAAGCCCGCTAGGAGGGAAGTTATCCGAGCAGATAGCCCGAGAAGTAGGAGCCTATGTCTACATTTGTCGTAGTGGTACCGTTGGGAGCTCCAACGTCGATATTTACACGCACAGTGTCATTGGCCGCGAGAGCCAGCGTAACGCTGCCGCCGTACCGTACAGTTACGTTCTGCCCTGCGGTTGCCGGAGAGCTGCCTATCGGAATGTCGTATCTGTTGGCGCCGATAGTAGTTGTCGCATTCCGGGAGAAATAGATAGCGTTTAGCGTGAGGTTTGTCGGTGTATTGCCTGCCAGTAAGTTAATACCAGCGTTGAACACGTATATGCCAGCTACCGGCGCCGTGAATTGTCCAGTGCTCGTGGAATAGCTGCTGCTCTGATTGGTATTGGCACTGTTGAACACAGCAGCGCTCACACTAGAGTTAGCTAGGGTCTGAGCACTAGTCACGCGCTGCGCATTGAACATGGGCTGTGTGGCACTCGGGAGAGTCACTACACCGGCTGTAGACATCGACATGGCTGCGGTAACGCCGCCATTGACATAGAAATTGAGGGCCTTTAACGCCCCAACGGCAGCATCAGTGACGTTGGTTCCGCTACCCGTCCAGCCTTTCACAGTGCTTAGCTGTAGGACATTTACAGGAGTGCTGTTGGCAATATTGAACAATGCCATATCACCCTTAAGCCGCGCGTACTGCTGACCGTCAATGCCGTTGATATCTAGTGCAATACCAGAAGTGGGAGCGTTGATTAGGACAGTGCCGGTAGCGTTTACCGATAGACGGAGAGTGCTGGCAGTGGAGATCGCTAAAGAATCAGTAGCGGACTGATACAACCCGGTATGATTAGACGCGCCGAAGTAGATAGACGGATTGCCAGCGGAGCCGGCCTGGAAGCCGACAGGAGCGCTGGCGACACTAGAAGCATCGTACTTGCTAGCTATCGCAACGGCAATCGCCGCGAGCTCCGGATCTATGTCGGCTCCTTTGATGAGCTTGAGCGGATTACCAGACAGCAGAGCGTCTTTGGGAGCGAAGAAAGTAGTTTGAGTGTAATTACTCAAGCGAGCCTCAGAATCTTAGACAGAAGGTTTGCCTGCTGTAC